AACATCAAGGGCATTCCTGTTTGCTTCATTCCGATCTTCAAGGGCCGCTATGCGCTCCTCACGAGCAGCCGTAGCATTTTGACCAGAGGCTGCCGCGCCAATACGGGCAGCCGCAAGGCGCGTTGCGTTGTCGTATTGATTTTCAATCTGCCTACTCTGAGTCGCATACTGCTGTTGCGTCAACACGCCAGCATGATACTGGGCATCAAGATCAGCCTTAGCCAGATCGAACTGGTTCTTCAGTTCATCGCGGCCTTCCTTGCGAAGATCAGCAATGCGAGTCTGATAGTTCTGAATGTGCGGGATGGCACCAGCCAAGTTCTGGGCGAAGTGAGGGGACGTGCCGCCAGCAATGGCCAGCCCAGCCTGAAGCAGCGCCATGTTGCGGGCTTCCTCACGCGCCTTGGTCTGGTTCACCTCGCTGCCACGCATCCGCTCCAAGATCTGATTGAATGCAGAGCGGTCAACGGTGGTGTTGGGCGGCTGCAATCCTTGAGCCGCAGCAGGAGCGGCAGCAGAGGGCGCAACTACGGGATTGATGGCGGCGGACAGTTGGCCGAGAGGACCGCCATTAGGGCGCGGGGCACCACCGCTCTCAGGAGGAGGCGCATACGGCGCTGGCAGTGGAATATCTTCCGCCGCCGACTCAATAGATTGTGGTACTACCTCGCCCATCGGCCCAAGATTTTGGCTTTGAGGTGGTGGCTGAACTTGAGTTTCAGTTGGAGGTTGAGGCTGCTGAATGACGGGGGCCGCTAAACTGTCAACAGGAACACCATATTGTTGAGCCCACTGCTCAAGGATTGCTGGTGTAATCTGAGTCCCGCTACGGCCAAGCAAGCCAAGTTCGCGCCGAGCAACATCAGTTGGCGAAATCCGGCTTGTTGCGGAAAACAATTCTGTTGGTTCAGTGCGAAGGAATGGAAGCGTCCTACGGTCAGCAGAGAGTGGCGGTAAACCGCCCTCTTGCATCCGCACCACACCACCTTCCTTCATGCCAGGAGGAGATAGGCTGCGAATGCCCATAGCAGGGCCTTCAGCGGCCTGCGGCTGAGGTGCCATAGACATAGCGCCGGGAGCCTGCTGAGGCGGCTGTTGAGGCTGTGTGAGGTCTTCAGCCACCGTTCGGGATGGAGGCTGCTGAGTGCTGGCGCGCATATCCTTGCGGCGCTTCAACTCGCTCAACACAAGGAACTGCGGAACCTGCCCAGACGGACTTTGCATCTCTGTCATGAGGTGCTGGTCAGACAGGTTCTTGAGAGAATCCTGAACTTGAAGGAGGTTCATTGCGCTGTGGCCCCCGGCGATCTCAACATATTAGACAAACCAATCCCGCCAATGCCAAGACCGGCAATTTGACTAGCTACACTTGGGTTTGTGTAGGTGGACTGTTGCACATTCGACTGCACAGGAACCCCATGTAGAATGTTCGACATGAAGCTAGCCTGTTGATACGGGAAGTTAACTTGGTTCTGGAAGTTTTGGTAGGCGATGTCCATGCCCTGCTGGCTAAGAGCCTGTTGCTGGGCACCGATACCCTGCATGGCCTGAGCTTGCTGAAGGGCTAGATTCTGGTTGGCGCCAGCAAGGCTGCCATACTGCGCACCACCAGCAAGGCCCAACTGCGCGCCAGCTTGTTGAACCTGAGCGCCTTGAGCTTGAGCCTGAGCATTGGCTTGTTGTGCAGCCAACTGCCGGCCAGTGTCAGAGTTGAACTGGGTTTGAGCATTAGTGAAGGCATTTTGAGCGCCAGTGGCTTCAATGCCCTGCATCTGCTGCGCTAGTCCGCGTTGGGCCAAGCCTTGCTGAATGGCATCCCTGTAACCACCAAACGCCCCATTCTGAGCGGCGGTTGTGTCTCTGGCTGCCTGTCCTTCAGCAAAGTCTCTTTGGGCCTGTTGCTTTTGATAACCCACCACACTGTTCATGTAGGGGGACATATACTGGTTGGCAGCGTTCTGATCGAAGGTTTGGGTGCCAATGGTTGGGGCTTGGTAGTTGGTGGTGTTTAGAGCCGCGTTGGTGGCAACATTGGTGGCTTGGGTGGCGGCGTCAAAATATGGCTGCTGGGCACCCACTGTTCCCTGAGTGATGCCAAAGCTCTGCTGTTGAGCGGGCGTGAAGTCAGCAATCCGCTGCCCCGTGTATGGAGTGTAGGAAGTACCAGCCAACTCCTGAGAAGTGTTGAGAAGCTTCTCAAAGTAAGGCTGAACATAAGCGGGGAGATTGGTTTGTGTTACGTTAGACTGCGTTGGAGCAGAACTCTGGCTACCACCACCCATGTCAGACTTCCTTCTCAAACATGACTAGACCCCTGGTAACGCCATAAGGCTCCAGCATCTTCAGCCAACCTTCTTTACCATAACCTTCAATGACTTCACACTCATTGTCTTTTGCCCACATATCAAGAATGCCCATCATATCATTGCGCCATTGGCGTAGATGAGTGCCGCCAGTGAATAGGGATGTTAAGGCGCGCTTGGATGGGTAATCAGTTATGCAGGTAACTTGAATGCCGTAAATGGACTGATCCTCAAAGGCAATCCACAACTGCATTCTTGATTGCTGAGCCGCAACGTAAACATCGTAGCTAGTATAGCGCCCATTAGTGACAGCAACCGCTGGGTCTAGAATAGGTTTGATTCTATCCCAGACAGCATTGATGTGTTCAATAGGGACTAAACTAACCTTCACGCAGGTAGAGCCTTATGGCTGATGGGTCCTGGCTGCTTTGTCTTACCTGTCTTTTCACGCCGAACGCGGTTCATCATCTCTTGCAGCTTCCGAACACCTTGATCGGTAGAGCCATCACCAAGTGCCGATACCACATCAGCACTGACAACAAACTCGCCATCAGCCAACCTCACCTTCTGACGGCCTTCAATGGTGCCTGGGACAAGATCATCAAGACCACCACCAGCACCACGGATTCTTCCGCCCTCAGCAAAGCTCTCGCTCAAAGCACGAAGGGCGCTATCACCAAATGTCTCGCGGAACCTCTGGAGGGCCTGCTTGGGATTGGGATGCTCACCCACCATGGCGGCCTTAGCTTCATTCACGATGTTGGAGGTGGTGCCATGAGGTGTTTTGCTGAGAGATGCCAAGCCACCACGCGCCATACCACCCCCGCCACCACCATCGCCACCACCCCCGCTATTGCCTTCAAGGTCAGCTTGAATAGGGGGAGGGGCTTCTGGGGTTGGCGCTTGGTAGTAGCTGTTTAGGTTGTTGTTAAGGAAATAGTTTTGTTCAGGGCCAAACCCAAGACGGCCTGTCTGGGCTGCTTGCACTGGCGGAATTGCTGGGGCGGGCGCTGTGGTTGGTGTGGGGTTTTGCCCTGAAGGCACAAGCCCAATTGGGTGGTTGGGGTCATACCTCCAATTATAGGTGGGGGCGGTCTGCGGCATCACATTAGGTGCGGCGCTTGGCATCGCAGCCTGTCCGATTGGAGCCACATAAGGCATAACCCGAGGGTTAGAGATGGACCCAATGCCGGCTGCCGGAGGGGGTGTGGCGCTGTCTGTCACAGACACAGGCCCACCATCAGCAAAATACCGAGCCTCTGGACTGAACCCAGGGCGATAATCTGGGCCGGGCATAGTGACGGGGCGAGTTGATTGCGGGATTCTGGAGTTGTAGTTCCAGGGTGTGGTGCCGGGTAGCTCTGGCCTTTTCTGAGGCGCCAGAGTGGAACCATAGTAGGTGGTGCCAGCCAGTATACCAGCGCCCTTAAGGCCATCCAAAGTGGTGAGGTTGCTGCCGAGTTTGTCTAGGGCTGCTGTTGGCTGATTAACCACGTTGCTCAGGCGAGTGGTCGCGTTGTCCAAAGTGCTTGGCGGGGTATAGTTTCCCGCTGCTGAGTCTGGGACGGCCTGCCCCATGACCATGAAACCTCTATCAGACGGGAAACTAGCGCCAGCAGCATCAAGCCCAGCTACGGCATCACCACCCAAAGCCCCAGGAGTGGCGGTTGGGATGGCAGCGGCACCCGCGCTAGTGGGGGTAGGGATGGCCGCAGGGATGGCCGCATCAGCAACACCACTCAAGGCGCTAGCGCCGGCATACGAACCAACGCCAGAGATAAGGCCGTGCATTAGAGCGGTGTTCATGCTCTCGCCTTTGGCAGCACCAACACCAGCACCCATAGCGCCAGCAGCCAATGCGCCAACCAAGGGGGCGGCAGTGCCGCCTGTGGCCACTGTAGCTACAGCGCCAGCGATGGCAGGCAGTAGGTCTTCAAAACCAAAAGCTTCAGGCAGACCTGTATGGGGGTTCTTGGTGAAGCGGCGGCCAGTTAGGGATTCAAGCCCAGCCAACTCGCGATTGCTCACATGGACAAGGCTGTTGTCGCCATAGCGGCCATAAGAAGCTAGGCGGCGAGATTCCTCAATCATGCTTCTGATCCCTATTCATAACCGTGCTTATACCTGACACACGGTCACAATCATACTTGGAGATGCTGGCGATACTGGAGATGTGCCAGCAGCAACTGGAGCAATAGCTAGGTGTGTGTCATCGCCAGACCAGTAAAACTGAAGATAAGACGCGGCGCCCATAGTAAGGACATAGTTCCAACTAGCAATCATATCTCCATTATGCCCTCCATGACTTGATGGGACACTGATAGAACTGCCAGTTTGAGCAACATCAACGCCGTTCTTGCGAATCCAAATCCTAGCATCGTGAGCTTGAGTGTCTGAGTTTACCAACTGAGCAGAGAACTGCACGTTGTAAACACCAATACTGTTGAATGTGATTCGGCTACCAGCAATCACTGACACGCCCTGGTTTTCAGCGGTTGTGTTGAGTGTGATTGGATAGGCAGTTGTGATGCTGGCTATGGATTGTGTGGTGGTGTCGTAGAAGGAGCCATAAGCGCGCTGAGTCGGATTCTGAATGGACGACTCTAGGTACTGAAACTCTGTCTCAATATCGCGCACAAGGTTGCTGGCCCAAAACTGCTCATAAACCTCCGGTGGGCTTGAGAGTCGCTTTGCCATTACCGCCTACCATCAGTGCGGACATCAACCCTTGGGATGCCTAGGCGCCACGTCACTCCCGCATCCGCACTTTCAATACGGAAGGTCATCATTCTCCCGCGAAGGCGAAAGTACACTTGATCTGTAAATTGCTGGATTGGCACAGTGGCAGTTTGAACCACTCCACGGGGGGAGGTTTGGGAGAAGTTTGAGCCTGAGAAGTCCTGAGATTTTAGCGTCATCACCACAGACGGACTGGCCGCGCTGCTATTTCTGAAGTCTAGGTCAGGGATCATTCTCCAGGCATAGCCAAAGTTTTCGCCGCTCCCAATTTCCGTTGGGGCGCTTTCAATGTAGGCGGCTATGGGGGACATGGGGTTGGTAGAACCATCATCCATGCCAAGCTCATGATAGTAGATGTATCCATCCACGCTAGTTGCGCGAGGATAATCCTCAATGCTCCGGTCCATCCAGCATGTGCGAGCGAGGGTGCCATAGAACCATGCGCTTTCAGCATAGTTATAGGCAACAAACCTGTCGTTTTCCTGAGAGTCAGAGGATGGATAAAACCACCACACCTCATTGTAACTCATGTTGCTTCCGGCCATGACTTTGTCAGCCTGGAGTAGATTCATGTCGTTGAACACATAGTCCTTCACGCTACATGGGAGCGGAGTGGTGCGCCCGTTGTATTGGAAGAACCCATTGGCACCCATCCAGTAAACGGTATCGTTGGCCGCAGCCATGGCGTTAGGGCCGGCTATCGAGGTGTCTGCCACGGGATCAATGCGATATTGGTAGGGGGCACCAATGTATCGCATGCTGTGAATGGTACTGTCTGTCCAGACAAGAATTTCCTGCTTGGTTTCCAAAGCTCCAATGAATGTGGAGCCAAGCGGAATGCGAAACCCGCCAGAGGCATTGGTTTCCAATGGCGTGAAAACTTGAGGTGTTGCTGTGTCGGACCAACGGATTAAGAGCGGGTCTTGATCCGTGCCGCCATAGGGATTGCAACCAAAGACAATCAACTTTCTGTCTTGGCTGGACACCATGATTTGCTTGGCAATACTTGGGACATCAGCCGCCCCAGGCAAAGAAGACAGAAGAACGGCCCTTACACCAAGGCCGCCAGCATTTGACCAGTAGTAGATTCCGCCATCCCTTGGGTTAATCACCAAGTCTTGGCCGAAGTTATCATTGGACCAAATGCGAAGCTTGGTGCCGGTAGCGGTGGTGTTGGCTGGGCTTCCCCAACCAGTGCCGCTGGCAGAAGTCATGGCTGTGGAGCTTACTGTCTGAGATGGGCTAACAGTCCAACTCAAACCACTGCCACCAGTGATGTAGGTGTAGTTGGAGCCTGGAGGCCCCCCACTTACACCAACGCCAGTGACAAGTTGCCCGATGGCCAGGGAGCCAGCAGCAACAGACGACACTGTCATGGTGGTGCCAGAAATAGACGCAGTAAAGGAGGCGCTCGTTAGGTTTGTTGGACCGCCCCAAAGGCCAGCACCCCAACCGTTTCCATAAACGCTTGTGTCCAACCCTGTGTTGATTTGAAACGAAGCCACAACAATAGAGCCGCCGCCAGTCGCGGTTGATGTTGCGTTATTAGCCGCTGTGATGGTGAATGAGTTGGCATTGATGACGGTAGTGATTTGGTACTCGCCCTCAACAGTAATGCCGCCCACCGCAGTTGCGCCAGAAAATGTAACGTAATCGTTCTGGTATGCACCATGCCCAACGGCAGTCACTGTTACTGTCTTCAGGCCGCTCGACACAGAAAATGGGTTCGTGCCAAGTGTAGGGGCGTAGCGAACCGGGGTGATGTCATAGAACGAACCACCGCGATCAATATAATATTTAAGATTGGTGCCAACACCAAGATAGGTATTGCCGGTGAGGTCAACCCACGCTCGCATTGAACGGCACGTACCAAGAAACGAAGCTGTTGTTGTCTTTTGCCAACCACCAATCTTCTCAGGATAGCCCTGACGAAACCTCACCTTATCTACATCGGACCAAGAGCCAGAGGAGGCATAACGAGAGCCATCTCGCTGCACCCCAGGTTTGAAGGTTAGCTTCGTGAGAGCCATTGTTTAAGTCTTGATGATGTAGTTGAGGATAATAGCCGGCGGGATGTTGGCGGAAGCTCCTGTGCCGTAGGTGTTGACTGTGAGGCCGGTTGTGTTTGCAACATTTGTGATGCTGGTCACACGCGATGCGGTTGTGAAAGAGTGAGCATGAGCGCCGCTTGTGTCCATCGCGGACTGTAGAGCCGCTGTATTGAAAGGGGTGCCGCCCGACGCATAACCACCACCAGTGCCGCTGATGTAAAAAGAAATCGAAGAAGTATGAAGGTGTGCCCCATCCGTATTGGTGGTGCCGGTGTGAGTGTGGCCAGGGTCAGTGACTGTATGCGTGTGGCCGGGGTCAGTGACAGCGTGCGAGTGAGACTGGACGTTCTGGTTGCCCCCAGTAGCACCCAAGGTGGTTGCCACCAAACCAGACACAGCATTTGTGATGCGGCTGGCGGCTGTGCCGCCCATATCATCTTTACCAAACGGAGCGCGGCCACGAAGGTCTGGCACATTAAATGTGGTGGAGCCGTTGCCTGCACCATAAGTCGTGCCGATGACCGCATAAAGCCCTGCGTATGTGGTGCGGCTAACCTCTTGCCCATAAGTCAAAAGCCATCCCGTTGGCGCCGCAGCGCCCGCGTAAGGCATCAAAGAGCCTGGAGGCACCAACCCACCAGCATAACCATTGTTGGTCATGGTGCCTGTCACAGACAGGTTACCACCAACTGTGGCGTTGGTGTTGACGGCAATGGACCCAGGTACAGCCGAGTCGCCAGTGACGGTGTTAAACTCTGGGTTCACCAGCGTCACGTTGGTGCCATCGCAGTAAACGGTCGCGGCATATCCATTAGCCACAGCCACACCAACACCAGAGGATGTTTTGATGGTGAGAGCATAACCGCCTGTGGTTAGGTTATTAACCACATATGTCTTTTGAGCAGCCGGAATCACCACGTTCCGATTTGCGGTTAGAGACACAATACTTGTGAAGATCAAGACGGCGTTGCGCGACTGATCTGTGATGCCATTACTTGCTGTTAGGGTTAGATTCGTGTCTGGCATTGTGATGGAGGCCACGCCAGTGATGGCTTGTTCCAGAAGGCTGCCGAGGTTGTAGTTGGTTGTGTTGCCCCAGGCGCCACTCTGCTCACCTGTAGCAATCAGTTCCAACCGAAGGTTGGGAGAGTAGGTGCTTGGCATCTATGCCTCTTAGGTCAGTGTGAGGGTGTAGGTGACAGACAATGTGTCACCACTCAGCACGGCACGGCTAACAGAGAAGTCAGAGGCAGCAAATAGAATGCCTGTTGTCCCGCCTGTTGTGTTGTTTGTTGTAATGAAACAACCATAGATTGTTGAGGTGGCGTTGATATTGAATACCGCGACAGAGGCGCTGTTGCTCACCACTCCACTCACTGGGGTGCCAGCAGTGAATGCTGGGCGCGTCCCGTTTGAATATGGAGTGATTTCACTCCAGCTTGAGTGAGACGCCATGGTGTCGGCAGCAAGTGCCGTGCCCGTGCCCTTCAGGCCAACGTAGAAGGCGGCAGTGTAGGAGGAGCCACTAAAGTATTTGGCCTCCATATCATTCTTGCCTTCAGTGACAACAAGGTTGTCATTGGACTCAAACCAGCGGAGATTGCCTTCAGCATCTCGACACTCAACAGAGAAGTGGCCGCGAGTCTTCATGTTAGATTCAGCACCGCTCTTGGCTTTTAGCCCGGCTGTGGCCCAATCGAGGGCTTTGATGCTGTCTTTCATTTTAACTTCCTTGTCTTATAACGGTCCAAGTCCCCGTTGTCCCTGGAACGGGCGTCCAATCATTTACCACACCATCGACTGTCAACCAACCATTTGATGGTGGCGTGATTGGGTCCCAACCACCATACCCAACAGCAACATCAAACATAATTAGGGAGTCTTCGGCGTAGGCGGAAACATCAAACAAACCAATACTGAAGTCTGATGTTTGAATTAAGTCAGTGGCAATCGAAAATACCTGAATAGCCGCTGAGGAGTTGTCTCCAGACAGAATGATGTCTGACGAGGACGCAATTGCGAGCATACTCCCAAGCGAAGCGTCAGACATTACCACTGAGTCAAAAGATGATGCCCTACCCTGGAGTCGCCCAGAGGAGCTATCGCTTAGCGATATCGAATCAGAGCCGCTACAAACAAAGCTAAGCAGGCCAGTTGCGCTATCAGAAACAACTATCGTGTCACTTGCTGACGCCGCATAGTATTGGCCACCAGCACTCAGCAGGCCCGCAATAGCAGCCGAGCTAAGGGGGAAAAATCCAAGCATTAGGGCGCGGGTTTAACCGCAAGCTTGCCAACCTCAGTTAAGGTTGTTTTGTTGGCGTGGTCGGTATCCATCATGTCAATCCACATGCCTACAACTCCGCACTGTAAGCGTTGACGCGCCCCAAAACAGTGCCGCCAGAAGTGATGGCAAGGATTTGAAAGTAAGCCCCAGAGGAAGTTAGGTTCCCGGCATCACTCGACACTGAAGCATTCACAGCAGTTCCTGCCGTTATATTTGTTTGAGTTGGTGTTGTTCTCATTAAAACAGGGAATGCGTACCTATACAGGAACCCGCCAGTCGCTGCTGGGCTTTGTGCATCAAGCTGCATTTGGCAGTAGTATCGCTGGCACAAAGCTGTTTCCAGCCCGACAGGGCGCCGCTCAAACACTGTAGGCTTGATGCCTGATTCAACCTGAACATCCCCAATAGTCCAAGTGCCGCTTGTCTGAGAACCAACTGTAAAGACAAGCTCCATCCCATTTACAACATTCGCCGGAAGGGCAATGGCGATAGAGTAGCGAGTTACTGTGCTGGTCACAGTGAATGTGCCTGTGCCAAGCTGAGTGCGGGTTGGGCTGGCAAATGTTCCGTAGCTGTCCGTGCTGGTGGGGTAGTAAGCTGTCCATGTCACTGTGGTGAGGAGGCTGTTGGCCAAATCCACACTCAATGTGACTGTGTTTGCTTGAAGGTCATAGATATTGAAGGATTCAATTCTCTGGCCAAAGCCAATCGCCGTTACGCTGGCCGCGCCTGTAAATTGATACCTGTATTGCGAAGCGCCAGAGCCAGCTATGCGGGTGCCACTAACGGTGGCGCCAGTGCTGTATGAGTACCAACGGTCAACCGTGTAGGTCCATGCAGAGGTGCTTGTGGTGGTGGCTGCGCCAGCATTGCGCTGATCCAACCGCATATCGCCATTGAAGACACGATTTCGGAGGCCAGCAAGTTGGCCGCCATTGATTTCGGTGCTGGATGGGAAGATAAAACTATTCGGCATCACTCACCTCTGGTGGTTGAGTCCAGCCATCAATTACAGTCATGCCAAGAAACGAGGCGGGCCAACCGGCTTCGTCAATCATTTTTTGAGTCACAATCACGAAGTTTGGTTGTGAAACAAACTCTTGATTGGTTTCACTCATCATTGTACCTCCGTCGTTCTGATTGTCGCTGCCAAATCCCACGTACTATACATGCTGAATGTGGTGGCAGTAACTGTCTGAGATGGACTCACTGTCCAGTTTAGCCCACTGCCTGCGGTGATGTATGTCCCAGCAGTGACGCCTGTGCCGCTCACACTTTGTCCAATAGCCACGGTTCCAGAAGCTACACTGTTAAGAACCATAGCTGTTCCTGTTATTGTGCTGCTAGAACCAGACACGGCAATAGCACTACTAACTGGTGGCGAAAATGTGAGGTTCAGCCCACGGTTGGATGTATCTGCTGTTCGAGTAAGGTTGGTCACAACAGGAGTGGAGCCAATTATGTTTTGAAACTCGACCGTGCCCTCGGCGTATGTAGTGGAGCCGGCTGACCCCTGCACGCCAAGACCAAATCTAATATGCCAATAGCAACAGTTGCCGGTATTCACTTCTCTAGCAATAACGCCAAGAGTGCCCATCCAAGCGGTGTTGAGTGGAATGTTTATAACATTTGCGGAACCCGCTACGGCACCACTAGCTGTTAGCCTAACGGCGCTACCAACAACAGACCGCCCACGAAGGATATATTTTCCCCACTGAGCATCGCCTACGGTTGCAATCTGTCCAGAAGAACCAGCACCAGCGCCATAAAGACCATGGGTAGATGCTTGAGCGCCGCCTGGAATCCAGCAATAGGTGCTATCGACAGAGTTACCAAACCCACCAGAAACAACTGATTGCAATCCAGATGCCGAGTTTGACTGACCGCCACCAATTGCTGAAGTGTTGGATGTTATGCCGTTAGAGTTTCCATTAACAATAACACTATTATTCCCAGAGTTTGTATTATTGTAACCGCCAAGAATAACACTGCCTGTGCCACTCGCAATGAGGCTGGGGGTGGTTTTCTGTGTTTGAAGATCAATACAATAAAGACCGCGAGCGCTGCCGTTATTGTACCATGTTGCAGTTAGAGTGGCTCCGCTGCCGGTTCCTCCAGTCACTGCCACTGGATTTGCTGGCACCGCCGTGTAGCTACCTTGCGTTTGCATCGCAACAGCAGTGATGACGCCAGCGGAGACAGCCGTAACTTTGGCTGTGGCTGTAGATGGGTAGTAACCGCCTGTTGTCCCGCCACTGAGAGTGATAATATCATTCAAAGTGTAGCCAGTGCCACCAGCAGTAATTACCGCGCTTTGAAAAGTATAAGCACTATCGGGCGGCTGTAGCATAAACGCACCAGCACCACGAACATTACCAACAACCACATTTGGACTTGGATCAACGCTGGAGCTGTCGATTCCAATCACTACAGCATTACCTGTGGTGGCCCCCGCAAAGCGGGCAACATTGCCGCCACCACCACTATTTATTAGTAGCGGCCCTGTCATTGTAGCGCCAGAAGCCAACAACACCTGAGATGAAGGCTCAGTTATGAAGACATCTTTGGTGCCGGCGCCAAATGTGACGACAGAGCCAGAGTTGCTGGAAGACAGGATTGTGGTGCGGGCCAGTGTGGTTGGCGATGTGAAGGTGCCCAGGCCCACTTCCCAATTGGAACCACCTTGGTCTGCGATACAGTAGTAGGTGGTGTCTGCGGTGCTAAGAACGCTGGCGAAGGTTTTATAACCAGTAACAGCGCCAGCTAAAGTAATGCTGCCGCTGCCCACAGTTGTGGTGGTTTCTTTTACCCGGTCAGCAATTTTCAAAGCCATGTCAGTTGATCCTAATCACTGCTGTGGCGTCAGTGGCTTGGGGCATCTTAACAGTAAAGACAGGATAACCGCTGGAGCTTACTGCGTTTCTGGTGATACCAAAATCCAAAACAACGCAGGCTGGGTTTACATACACCAAGGAGTTTGGTGTGGTGTTGTAAATCAAAGCACCTCTGGCGGAAAATGTTGCAAGGTCCCAGACAGCATCAGAGAAAGAACATATGCCTGAGTTGTTGTAAACTGAGGGGCTGATGTTTGTGAGGATCAAGCCTCCTGTGATGTACCCATTCCCATCCATCGGAACTTCGCCATCAGGGCTATAGGCTGTTGTGGTAGAGTTGAGGTTAGCAAGCTCTGTGTAGAGGGCCATCTTAAACACATGGCCACCAGATGCTCGGAAGTCATGGACTCCCTCCAGCAACTGCTGTTTAAAGCTAGAACAAAACGCTTGAATAATCACGATGGCATGATCCTTGGCGCATCAATTCTAAACTGATCTCGTTTATCCTGACCTTCGCCCAACACCTTCAGTCTAGCAAGAGCCTCATCATAGCGAGCGCGATACATGGTGGCCAGATCGGTGTCGCCCTTCATGTAGGTGTAGGCTTCAACCAGACAACCATAAAACAGCACGCTTTCCGTGTTGTCTCCAAGCCAGTTTGTTCCAGCGGTGGTGATGCTCTCTGGTTCATAGAAGTAGTGAAGCTCCACGCCATAGCCTTCACCCGGCGTTGGACTCACCACAAATGTTCGGTCATTAAACAAGGCATAATATCGCGGCAGACCCCGTGTTGTTGGGTCTGGAAACACCTCATTGATGTACCCGACTTCCTTTTCCAGCATGTAGTTGTATGAGCCATCAAGACCAATGGCCGCGACTGAGTATGTGGCGAGGAAGTCAGTGGGTGCCGACAGGTACTTGGTGTTTGGCGCGAAGTTGGATGTCGCGTTCTTCTTCAAAGCAGGCAACTGGACAGACTGGTAGATTCTGTCTTCAGCCAACTGCACAATGCTAGGAATCGCGGCAACAAACTCCGTCGAGTAGTTCTGTGTGTATTCTTGCAACAGGGCACTAAGCTCGGTGTAGTTCATTGCCGCAATCCCTTAACCCATAGGTCCACGGGCGAGAGTGCCCTTGGTGGCAGCGCCGGTCCCACGAATCTTTGTGGAGCCATTGGCGTTGACCTTGTTGTTTCTCGCGGACGAGATATTCCCAACAGACATATAGAAGTCTTTGCCTGCGGGGTTTTGGGCCATCCCCACAGCCGGTGTTTTTACCTGCTTGATCTTATCCATCTTACTTCCCCTTTGTCTTGGCTGGACCAGTGGATGCGGCCTTTGCGGCGCTGCCTGTCTGATTCATGACCCTCGAAACATTCTTGCCATACTTGGCTCTGTCTTCGCTGGTGGGGCCACCCTTCTTCATGCTCTTTGCCATTTCTTCACCTATTCAATTTCGATGTAAACTGTCCCGACATTACCGACCATGTAGGTTGCGGGATTGCCTACAGGAAGCCAGCCAAACAAACTGCGCCCAGGGTTGATGTCGGGGCGAGGGTCTTGCAGAGCCACAGGGTCATTGATTGGGAATTTACCCAACTGAAGCTGTGGATGATCCACGTCATTGCACTCAGTGCAAACCTTGATGCCTGTTGGCCTTGTGTTGACGACCTGCCAACTCAAGTCCCCACTAGGCACTCGGATATAACAACGGTCACAGAAGCCAAAAGCTCGCTTACCTCGCGCAAACTTAACCGTCATGGGTAGCCAATCCAGGGCACAAAGCGAGCCGGCTCGCGACCGCGATCTTCATCAGCGGCCAATTGAAACTGTCTCTCATACTCAGCCTGCAAGAACTGAAGCCTGCTTTGAGCCTCTGGTCGCTTCTGGGCTATGTAATAGGCTAGGGCGGCCACCAGGGCTGGCACAAATCTCACTGGCACATTCATAGTGTCGGTGCCGTTGGTGGCATCATCCATGCGCTTTAGGCGCCAATAAATGAGGGTGTAGGGCAGGTCAGGAATAGGCCATAGCGTAAGGGTCTGGTTGATTGTCCGCTTCACGTAAATCTGAAGCGGTCGGCCTGTGGTGAACTTATTGGGAATGGCGGCATAGTCGCCAACACCAATACGAGACAGGGGGTAATCTAGATTAGACCCCTGAGTGTTTAGGCGAACAATCGCATCAATCACATCAATGTTGTCATCTGGCAGGCTATAATCAGCCACACCAGCGGTGAGGAGTTGTGTCTGAGGTTCGATGGTCCAAAGGTTGAGGCCCCTATTAGACCATTCAGCAGAAATCATATTCAGGCTTCTGCGAGCCGTTCTGAAGTCATAACCAGTGCGCGCCTCCAATCCGGCCCGCTCATAGGCATCCTCAACAATGTCGAGGATATCAATGTTCCATGTAGCGGTGCCGGATGAGGTCATTACGGGCGTCCAAACTTGGATAGAGGATTAACTTTACGCTGGCCCTTCAGGATGCCTGTCTTTTTATCGGCGGCATTAAACTCTCTTGCCACCTTTGCCGGCACCCCAACCTTCTTTGCGAAGGCTGGGTTATGCGCGGCAGCAGCCATCATACGAGCCTGTGGCTTTGATTTACTTGGCATTAAACCATTTTACCCTTGGTCTTGCCATGAGAAACACAGCCATCGCCACGTCTCACGGCACCACCAGCCTTCATGCCGCGAGGGCGGATAGGAGGTGTAGGTAGGCGCTCCTCATAGTCATTGGTCATGCCGCGCATGCCCCGAGGAGGGGTGATGTCTTCCTCATAGCTTGGAGGCGAAGGGCGGCGAGGGGTTGGCATGCCACGCATACCACGGGGAGGGGTGATGTCTTCCTCGTAGCCTCTTGCCTTGCCGCCACTGGCATACTTGGTCTTCATACCACTCTACCCCTTGTCTTGCCGCGTTGCGCGATACCGCAGCCACGAACAGAACCACCACCCGCCATCTTGGGCTTGAACATAGTCTTAGGCTTAAGGCCCTTAACCTGACCGCCCTTGGCCATCTTGACCATGCCACCCTTCTTCATGGCATCTTCGCCCGCTTTCGCCCTGTCTCTTGAGCGGTCATTTAGAATGCGAGTCATCTCGCGCTCATTTTCCAAATCTGCGTCAGACGGACGATTAGAGGTGGGGCGAGATCGTCTTGCTGGCCGAGTGGGGCCAGGGACAATGCCAGAGGTTGGGGCATAGTCTTCTGGGTTTGGGGCGGCGCGAGCATTGCCACGCGCAGGAAGGGGGTACTCATCACGAAGGTAAGCCTCCCCCTCCCCGTCAAGACCGCGCTCAGACCGGCCAACTTCGCGACCAATCTGATTTGCGGCATTCCTAAACCCGGCGCGGGGACGCTGATTTACTGGAAGGAAGCCAGAAGATGGTTCTGTTGGGGTCATAGCTATGCCAAGACCACCACCAACAGCGCCAAGGGCGCGAGAAGCTACGGCGCGACCAACAGCATTCTCAGCGGCAGCAGCCGCACTGGGTCGAGCATTGATGGCTGTGGAGGTACGAGAAGCGTTAGCAGGAGGCTCTGGCATAGTTACGGCGTTGCGAGTGACGGCGCGGTTCCACTCACGCTGCCCGCGATCAATCAATTCCTGCCGACTGCCGCCATAGTTGCGGTTAGCCTGCATACGAAGCTTAGTTTCATCAGCAAAAGCGCGGCGCGAAGCTCTATCACTTTCACCTAGAATCTCGCGTCTAGCAGCAGTGGTGCCAGGATGTTCCCCTCTTGGGGCGATATCATCAGCCATTACACCATCTTCCCTTTTGTCTTGCCGTGGCTTTCAACACCACCGCCCTTGGCCATCTTGGCCATACCGCCCTTCTTCAGACCCTTCATGGTCTGCTGAACATCATGCTTGCGGTCAGCCGGGGACTTCTCCCACTGGGCGAAGCTCTCACCATGCTTTCTGGCCAACTTCTTGTCTTGCTCCATGTCTTTCTTGGAGCCCTCAAACTGACTGGGAGGAACCTTGCCGCCAACCTTCATGCCGCCAGGACGAATGGCACGAGACATAAACTGAGGTGGCATGGTTGGGCCAGCCTTTGGTGCGAACTGAGGTGGCATAGCTGGGCCAGCCTTTGGTGTGGACATCAGCCCCATCGGGGGCCGCTTAGGGCGAGTCATCATTCTTGTTCTCCTAGATTTTAACCATCTTGCGAGCCTCAAGCTCACAATCATCAACGCGGCGAAGCCAGCCCTTCCCAAAATCAGAGAACGACTTCAAGCTTCGGTAAAAATCACGACGCGCCGCGCTGAAGTCTGAGAGAGTGGCGCTAAATGGAATCTCTTTGACAGCCTTCATTGTCGCTGGCCCAATAACGCCATCTCGGTCAACTCCACAAACGCCTTGCAGAATTTTAATAGCTCGCCCTGGACCAGCATTAACGGCCAGATCAAAGACAGCCATATCTAACCCAGACGGCAGATCATCGCACCTACAAGCATCCCAATACATCTTTTTATAGATGTCAGACAACTGTGCAAAAGAGATGTCTTTGAGTTCATCTTTGGTGGCTTGGCGACCCAGATACTTACTGAATGTGAGTAGGGTAACGCCCTTCATTGTGGCACCACCTGGGTCCCTTGGATTATCGCTCCATTCACCCTCTTGCTTTAGAGTGAAGGCTAGGGCGTATGAGAAATTGTATCTCATGGTGTTCTGTTCACGATTGCGGAGGCTACCTGGGGCACAATCTTCTCGGCGGTACGGCCAATCACATAACCACCAAGACCCAACTGCACGATGTCCCAAAGCTTCAGAACCTCTGGCTCAGACAGGTTGGGTGCCGACCAACCAAGCCAGCGTGCCACAATCAACGCACCAAAGGTTAGCATAAGGATTGGACGCCAGCAGGCGGCAAGCCAATGCTCGCTCTGCGCTTCTGTCTTTACAATGTCTGCGGCGGCGGCGCTGATGGCACCTTGCTGCTGAAGCAACGCTAAGGTAAGTTGCTGCTGAGCGGCGGCGGCTTGAGCCGGGTCCGGGAATAGTCTCTTGAAAACATCATCAAAGACAGGAAGCAGAGCGGGCAGCAACGCTGCAAACATCAGTCCGATCCTTTCTTTCTCTTTGCCAAAAACGACTGAACCGTCTTTGTCTCAAAGATTCTGATAGCCGTCCAGATTATGGTAAAGAGAGCGGCCACCTCTGGCAACCATCCCGCCAAAGCCCCAACGGCAGTTCCTGCTGAAGCTACATCAACGACGTGCTTCACGCCCTCATTAACATGATCGACAGCATCTGTCATCGAAACCGCTCCACCGTTAACATTTCCAAGCCCGCAGGGACTTATTGATCCGAGAGTCTGGGTCATTGGCTGTCTTGGCAGAGGTTAGTTTCTTTTTCATACCAGTCATTCTGGCACAAAAACTATCTCTACGAGAGCCGCCTTCGGGTTGTGGAGCTTTCAGCCCAGGCTTACCTGGGTTGGCCTTGTTGTAAGAGGCCCGACCTTTGGCGTTTAGGCCGCCAGCCGGACTCTTACCTTCAGACCGCTGCCACGCAGGGGTCTTAGCCATAGAACACCGTCACGCTGGCAAGATTTGTCATCGTGGCGTAAATGTTTGTCTGGCACAAAACTCCCTCACCAGGGACGCCAACATAGAACGAGTTGGGGTTCGAGTTGGATGGAACATCCACCTCAATGACAGTAGTGCCGCCAGAGCCGCCATCCTTGAGGACTAGCGTTCCAACAGCACTTGCTACTGCCACCATCACGAACCCCTTGATTCTGGCTCGACCTGCATAGATCGAACCAGAAGCATTTAGGTGAGTGGACTTAACATCTGTTTGCATAGCCATCTAACCTACTCCCGGCTATGTGGTTCAGACAGAATACTGCACCACCAGTGTGGCGGCGCCTGTGGCCGAGGCGGTGCCTGTCTGGGCAATCCTCACATACAGGGTGCCAGGGAAGCTCAGGAGGCCAGCAATAGCGGTGGCGGCCAGGGTGAGGTTATACACGCCAGCGGCCTTGATGCTGGTAGCGGCCACGTACTGAGCGCCAGCAGCGGCATTGCCCAGGGCAATCGTGGCGTCTGTCACGGCGCCAAAAGCTGTCGTGGTGTAAACGGTAAAGCCGGTGATTCGAGCGCCAGCAGGCAGCGCCACTGTCGTGTCTGTGTTGGCCACAGCAGTGACAGTGAGGGCCTGCGACTGGCTTGCCTGCACATTCGCAACCGGAGTTGCCACGGTGTTGTTGCCGGCGGTGCTGGGGCTGCTGTTGTAGTAGGAGCCAATGCGGAAACCGTTGTTTGAAAACACGGGGCCGCTGAACTGTGTGTTCGCCATGGGAACCTCTTGCACGACTAAGGGCCATACTGTCTTCGTGCGCGTCTGCCGGGACAGTCAATATGGCCGGGAACCCCGGTGCTTTATGTTATTTCATAACTTAGGTTGGGGCACAAGTAAAACCCAACGCTTCTTCCCGCAATCATACAGTCTTCCGGCGCCCATTAAGAACGTCATCTCAGCCTCAGTTCGTGGGTCTGTCTCATGATCATAGACTTCAGAGAGTCCATGGTCAGCAAGCCGCTTTTGCAATTCCCGACGCTGGTAATGCGACTTAGGCCGAAGCCCAAGCTTGGGACTCCATACAACGTAATCGGCGTCTACATGACCATCCAGTGAAAAGCCAAGAGATTCATACATTGATCCCTCAAAGTAGCGGTTGTCAGAAAACGACTTAACCACAGAAGGCTGAACGTCCAGCAGAAACGCCTTAAACAAGCGAGATGCTGCCCCAGAAACCGTGACGCGGGTAGCATACCTAGTGAGGGTCCAAACCCTCTCCTTGGCGTTCCCACGGTCATTTGCGCCCATAGCAAAGCGCATGCAGGCCACAAGCTTACCACCCCAAAACAGACCATAATGAATGCCATTACCGGACCCGCCTTGTGGGTGGTAGCGATTGTAGAACGCGCTAGCCTCGCTAGACTCAACCTTCTTAAGTTCGCACTTTCGAGCCATCAACTTCCCGCGCGACTTGCCAATGGCGTTGCGGAGAAGGCGTCGAATCTGAGGGCCTCGATCAAGCCATTCTGATTCGTAGATGGTCAGGAGACGAATGCCTTGCTCCTTACACTGGATGTATTTGAGGTAGTGTTTAAGTTTGCGCTCACGCTCCTGTTCTGGAGTCTTAACTGAATGCCAATACTCACCGCAGTACTCGACAGCGAGTTTGTGATCAGGGAGATAGATATCAATCTCCTTTGGCTTCAGGATGGTTCGGTCGCGCTTAACAACCGACGCAAAGATAGAAAGGAACTGTGATACAGCACGCTCTCCTTTTGACTCATGGATGCTGCATGCGGGACAGTTGGTTGATTGGTAAATGTGGTCGCTACCAGTTCTGAAGGGACCATGCACTCTGCACTGAACAGTGACCTTTTCTGACTCAGAAACATAGACAGACTCGGTGTAGCAGTATCTATCCCCATGCTTCTCTTTGGCGCGAGCAATCCACTCCTCAGTCGTGAGGCGACGAGACAACATGTGATCTTTGTGTTTTTGCTCGCCGCAGCCGGGACATCCACGGCCATACAGCAAGTTCCCTGGCCTTGAGAAAAACTCTCCGTGGTCTGGACACACACATCGCATGGGCTTGCCAAGGCCAACGTAGGTCGAAGTATCATACTGCCAATAATTATTGGATGCTCTTAAGCGATCCTCCAAGCCAATCTTGGTGAGTTCACTTACTGCGGCATTCCTTGATCGTTTGGTATCATTGCTGCATTCATAACAGCCCTTACCGCTCAAGTGGTTATTAGCCTTTTGCATAAAAGGACCATGCTTGCGGCAGATGATCTTCAGTTTATCTTTGTTGCCTTCATACTCTTGATCCACAGGATACTCGTAGGTGTCTCCGTGGACCTCGCGGGCTTTGACAATAAAGCCATCAATGCCAAGCTTGCGGCCAGCAGCAGCCTTCTTAGTCTTGAGTTTTCCACAGGTGGGACAACCAGCACCACTCACAAGGTAAGTTGGCTTGGTGGTAAAGTCGCCATGCTCTGGGCATGTCACTGTGCAGGACTCTAAAGCCCCACCATAGACAAACTTAGAGAAATCTAAGTCCTTGTGAATTGATTGAGCAACTTCCCAAAAACGGGACTCAGCAGTCTTACGGCGACTTTCAGCCGACGCTTTCCAAGAGTTTACGTTTGCCATATCTAACACCTAATGATGTGAGACGGACAATACGAGTCTGTAGTTTCCTGTCAACAGCCCAGTCAAAAAGAAAGGGGAGCCGAAGCCCCCCTTTCCAAAAAAACCGTGTAGAATCAACGGTTTAGGTCGAACCGGGCGAGCCAAAAATCCCCAACGGGTCAGAAACGCCGAAGGAGTACCGCTCGCGGCTCTTGTAGCGCACATTGCCCGTGTCAAAATCGCCGTCCATCGAAGTGTTCAGCGGAGTGCGGGTAAAGTGCTTCATGCCGTTCGGCACATCGGTGGTCAGGAACCAGCCATTTGTGTCGGTCAAGAAGTGATTGACAGTATAGCCTTCCGGGATACTGCCATTGTTCTTGAGGGCATTGATGGTGTTGTCCGCGCTATCCACACGCAACTCAGTTTCGAGCAGGCGCGTAGCAACGAACATCAGGCTCGGCGGCACGATCAGCTTACGCGGGCGAGCCGCAATCAGCAGGCCGCGTTCGTCGGTCCAGGCCGCAATCTGAATGACAGCAGCTTCCAGGCTGGTTTCATTCAGGTCGGCGTTGGTGCTTGGCTTGTTGCTATTGTAACCGCCATTCACCAGAGGATGCAGCGTGCTGAACAGAGCCACACCATCACCCGACTGGAAGGTGGTGAAGCCGTTATTCAGCGGAGCGGCAGCCTTGATCTGCTTCGTGTAGGCCATGGAGCGAGCCAGCGCCTTGGTATAACGAGCAGACAGACTATCATACAGGTTGTCTTCCATCGCCTCTTCGGTGATGGCAAAACCCATAGCGATTGTTTCGTGAGTGAAACGAGCAGTCCAGGCTTCCTGCGCGTTGTCATACGCGATGGCAGCACCTTCAGCCTTCACCGGGGCAGACGAGAAGCCAGACAGCTTCACTTCTTCTTCAAAGGAACGCTCCGAGGATTCTTCCTCGTAGATTTCCTTGTGTTCCTCAGCATACCGCTTGTATTCCAGACCGAACAGAGCGTTCAGGCCGGGCAGCAGTTCCTTGAGAAGTTGTGCGCGAGAGACAGCCATTTTTCAACCTCCCCTTTAGCTAACCGCTGTACCAGCGCGCCCGGTATTACCAGTGCGATGGAAGTGCGTGTTGATACGGACAATGACATCAGTGAAGGCATCACCAATGGCGCTTGTTGGGCTGTTCACAAAGTCCACAATCGTTACCGGGAGGGTGCTGGTTGTGGCAATGCTGGAAGCCTGGAGAGCGACACCGGAGGCTACATAGGTGTTGGTGCCAGCCACGGTCTGAATGATCGCAGCGTTGGTGCCAAGAGCCGTTTGAGCCAGAGTGTTATCGGCCTGCATCTGAAACAGAGCATCCGGGTCATCCACAACATAAGCCTGGATGTCCGTGGCGGTATTGCCGGCCACATAGGTCTGACGAAACACCTTGCCATAAGTTGGGTCGGTGTAGGTGCAGCCCATAAAAACACCAACAAAACCAAACCCGCCGCCTGTGCTGGTGACAGTTGTGGCTGTGGTAGTGGCGTTGAAACGAGCCAGAGTACCACGAGTGGAGCCGGTATTCACGATGATGACTGGATCACCAACCTGAATGTTGACAGCATAACTCGCAGGAATCGCGTAGAGCCGAGTGGAGCCAGCATAGGACTGACCACCCAGCAGGTTGATGGGCTTTAGCCCATACGGAGCAAGTGTTGTTGCCACTTTCCGTTACCTTTCTAACATGGGTTGAAAAGATGTTTCAAGATTAACTCTTGTCACGGCCAAACGAAACCCGAGACGTGCGCTCAGGTGCAAGCAGAGGCATGCGAGGATCGTTCTCACGCATGAAGTTGTTATCAACGCTATTCATCTGCTGCTGGGCCAGATTCTGATAGTAGGCAGCACGTTGCTGAGCCACCTCTGTTGGAATCTTACAAAGCAACAGGCCGCCCACTTCAACATTGCCTTTGAAGCGGCTGTTCTGGTCAGCCTCCAACATAAGCTCCGGGTGATCTTCGGCGCGCACAGGGACATATCCCTCGCGAAGCTGACGGCTCACATTTGTGTTGTCTGCATTCCCTGTCATGGAAGTGCGAATCCAACGGTATGTGTAGCCCGGCTCAGCAATAGGATCAGGGAGAATGGAGGGCGGCTTCCAAGCGGCAGCGCGTTGAGTTGTTTCGCGTGAAGCAAGTTCACGGGGTGTGCGGTCAGCCATGACCGTAATCCTTTACATATTGAGCAGCATATTGCTGGGGAGAAAGACCGAAGCGACGTGCCAGATTGACCTGACTAGCCGTTAGAACCACTTTGCTTGTGGTGCGCGACGTGCGTGTAGCAGGCGCGACCACATTGCCAGCCGGGGGAGGCCGGGAAGGTCGAGGCGGTGGCTCTTGCTCCGTCTCAACTTCCTCTGACTTGAAATACTCAGGAAACCGCGTGCGAACAGCGCGGTCAATCTCCTTGTAGTATTCGTCAGACCGAGGATCAACCTTCCGCTTATGAATGAGCTTATCGCTCACCGTGTAAGCAAAAGCGGTCATGTCTTCCTCAAGCTCTCCAGGGGCATCAAACCACTGGTTATTCTTGTACCAATCTTCCGCCTTCGGATCAACCTTTACTGTAGGTTGCTGTTGCGGTGGTGTTGTTTCTTGGATTTGAGGCGGTGTATAGTGAACATACTTCTCATGTTCAGACACCAATCTCTGGAGCTTTTCTTGAGCTTCCAGAAACTCATCTGTCTGACCAGCCTCAAATGCTTCCTTGGCGGCCCTCTTCACGCCCTCAATCTGAACCTCAGTGCGAACCTTGGCCTGCCCGATAAGGGCCTGCTCATTCGTTACACTGGCCCTCTTGAGTCGGGCATTTTCCTCATAGAGAGCCTGAGCAACCCTAACAGCTTCATCCTTTTCGCGGGCAGCAAGTTCCTTAGCCCGGCGCTCGGAATGAGCTTTGTGAGTTAGGGTCTTGATGCGCTTCTGCACATCCTTGCTGTAGGAGGCCACTTCATCTTCAGAGACAGTGATGTCTTCATCGGACTCTGTCTTTTCTGGCGCAACAGCCCGACCCCGATCTGGCTCAGGAGTGTCGTCAACAATCTCGATTTCGATCTCGGGATCGTTGTTAACTTCCAACTTCTCACTCATGCCACACCTCGACCCAATCTTCGGCAAGAACATCTGTCTGAGATGCCAGCCATGGCACCACCATCCCATCCGCTGTCTTCATATCAATATG